ACGCTTCCTTCTTCATCTGTTCAGGATTGTTGCTGCGTAAGGCTTTCTGATATCCAGCCTCAAGAAGATTGAGTTTTTCTTGAAGTTGTTCACAGAGATTTCTGTAGTAGTTCGTTAGATAATCCATAAAATTATTTAGATAAATATTTACATGAAAAGACAACAAAAAAAATTAGAAGACACAATTCGTGAACTTCGTCAACGCTACAAAAATGTTCCTTCGCCTCTTTCTACAATGCAACCAAATTTGTCAGAAGATATTCATTTCATTCCACAAAATCCAACTCCACAAAATTTTAAGACCAAACTTTTGGGCGACTTTAAACCACAGCAACAAAAATTTTATTGATGCAGATAAAAGAAACAAATAAGAATGTGCTCATAGTCTTAGATAAAGACGAAGATTTTTCAAATAAATCAATTCTTGATGTTTTTAGAAAAATAGAAAATTACAAAAAACTTCCATTTCATGATGTAGTTCTTAGCATGGACTCCAAATACTTTGTTAAATTTTGGGAAGAGTTTTATAAAAACAAAATGGATTTCAAAGAAGCAGAAACAAAAAACAACTTATTTTGCATTAAATTCTGATGGAAGAAAAAGAAAAAAATTTTAATCAAACCTCTGAGTTTGAGTTAGAACTTTTAAGCACTTTTCTTGATTCTGATCTTAATTATAGATCCAAAATTCCAAAAAACTATATCCAATCAGAACTAAGAAAAGAAAAATACGAAAATTTAACCAAAGAGGATGAAGATTTCTCAACATATTTGAAAACAAAATATGGATCACTTGAAACATTTTTTGAATTTAATCAACAATTACGTGAAGAAAGAATTTTCAATCCTTTAACTGACTATGATATAGAAGTTGAAATCATAACCAAAGAAGAATATCTTAAGACAAATTTTATATCAAGTTCTGAAATATTTCTTGAAATGCTTGATGGAGTTGCAACAATACAATACATAAAGAAAAATGGAAATGCGTCTCAAATAGTGGGGACTCTTAAAAAATCATCCATTCCTTCAAGTCAGCATGAAACAAGAGATAGGGCATTTGGTTATTTTGGAGGACAGAGAATTTTGGTGTGGGATCTTATTAAACAAGATTGGTCTTCTTTCTACGTTCCTCTTGTGCGCAGATTCATTCGTGATGACACTACAGATCTTCAATAAATAATATAGATGCAGGAAGAGAAAGACGATGTTCCCCACATGTATGCCGTTCTCTTTCGTGAGGCAAAAATAATTCTGTCGAATTACGAAGACTATCTTCGTGACAAAATGACTTCCAGAGAACTTGCAAAAAGAATGTTGAATCTCCGTGAAGCAATTGAAAGAATCGAAAAGAACAAATGATTGTTGACTTTTAAAACATTTGTGTCATTGTATTGGCATGAATATCTTTGTACTAGATTTTGATGCAACGACTGCAGCTCACATGATGTGTGACAAGCATGTAGTCAAGATGATTCTTGAGTCGTGTCAGTTGCTTTCGACTGCACACCATGTTCTTGATGGTGAAGAAGTTATGATTCAATCTGACAAGCGCAAGTACAAGTCATATTCAAACGGCAACGATTCAATTTGCAAGTGCACCATGATTAATCATCCTTGCACAATTTGGACTCGTACCACACGTGACAACTACATGTGGCTGTGGAAGCACACATATTCTCTCTGCAAAGAGTATACTCGTAGATATGGCAAAGTCCATGTCATGGAATCTATGTTGATGGGAGGTCTTTACAATCCTCCTCGCAATATTCCCAAAGGCAAACTTACTCCATTTGCACAGGCAATGCCAGATCAGTACAAAGATCAAAATGTTGTTGTTGCCTATCGTAGATATTACATCAACGAAAAGACTCGCTTTGCCAAATGGAAATCTGGAAATGAGCCTATTTGGTTCAGAGACAAGATTTGTGATGTGAGAGAAGAAGTAATTCCTTTTTAACGTGAAGGAATCTTTAACGTAGAACCAGCCCGAATTTTATTTGGGTCGGTTATGCTATTTGCGCTCATCAAATCTTGCATTGATACGTTTAAATTTTTTGCAATTACAGAAAGCGAATCACCAGGCTTGATTGTATATGAGTTTGAAGATTGTTGAGTTTCAACTGGTCTTACTTGTGCAGTTTTTTCTGGGATTGCAACTTTAGACATTTTTTCTATGTATGATTCTCTTCCGGGAGAAGGTGGACCATATCTGGAAGTTCCCGGAACTCCTTCGGGTAATCTTTCAAATTCAGAACGAATTATGTCAGCGTCACCACGCATTCTTGTTGCAATTCCACGATCACGCACTTTTTGATCTTTTGGATGTGGTGTCTGATCTCTTGAAGATCGGTATTCATCACTATTAAGATATTCTTTTTCTGCTTCTCCAAATTTTCCAGAACGTATTAGTTCTACGGCTTTGGGTGATCCACCAAGACTTCCTCGGTATTCCATGCTGAACAATCTATCTTGCATTTCCGGACTGTATTGTTCGTAATCTGGTAGTCTTCTGTAGACTGTGCTCACACGATCTCTTACATCTCTGTCAAATAATCTTTCGGCTTGATCCATTGTTATTGATTGTTCGCCAGATGTAATCCTGTCGAAATATGAAGTATCTTTCATTTCTTCTGGAAACAATTCACCAAAAATTCTTCTTGAACGTTCTTTGTCTTTCAAACTGTGTCCAATTCCTATGGTTGGATCGTTTTTTTCTTGTCTGTGTAGACTAAGAACTTCATTTGGATTTGATGGGCTCATCTCCAAAGGTCTTAATGTATCTTTAAACCTTTTTATAAGTTCTTCTTTTTTTTCTTGTTCAACTAGAAATTGGTTAAATCGAATCATTTATTTGCTTTCGTCATTTTTTGGACTATATTATCCCTTCAACAAAGGATTCAAATGAACGTAAAAGTATTTAGACTAAACTCCGGTGAAGAAATTTTAGCACGTTTTGAGGAAAAGGAAACTACTTGGCTTCTAAAGGATCCAGCAATTCTTGTTCCTGTTGGTCAAGGACAAATTGGCCTCATGCCTTGGATGATGTACACCAAGGCTTCAAAGGGTGTTGAAATCTCAAAGTCTTTCATTGCTTTTACAATTGAGCCTGTTGATGAACTCAAGGCTCAGTATGATTCCAGCCTGAACAAGGGACTAGTTACTTCCACGAAGGGATCTCCCAAGACTCCCTCGTTGAAGTTGTCTAGTGACTAAATGAACATAGATTCTGTACTTGAAAATTATCTGCCGGTTGCCAAGCCTCTTTCTATGGCGATGGAACGGCAGAAGAAGCATATCTCCCTCATAATTTACAAGCGCAAAGTCATCTCGGTGGGTCAAAATATTTTTAAGACCCACCCAGATGCTGTGCGATTGGGATACAAGTTTGCAGAAATGCACTCTGAACTTGATGCGTTCCGAAAGGTTCCAAAGACTCTCCGAGGAGAAAAATTGATTCTGTTGAACTTTAGGTTCAACAGATTTGGAAACTTCAGAAATTCAAAGCCATGTGATGTTTGTGGAAAGTGGTGCAGCGAGATATTCCACAAAATTTATTATACGACGGATGAAGGCATACAGATGCTATAAATAAATTAGTCATGACAAAGAAAATGTGTTGTTGTAGAGAGGATGCTCCTCCACCAATAGTGGTTGAACCACATTGGGTTGCAATTCCTTGCAAGGAATATAAATCATTAAACTTTAAAGTTGGTGTGCACATTCCTTGGATTGATGCTCCAAGTGATATTGTATCTGTAAGTTCTACTGCAAATTTAAATTATCCATTTGCTAAATTAACCAGAGCATCAAATGCTCCAATAACATTTGACACACGTCGTCAAATGTATGGCATGATTCGTGGTGGTGGAGGGGGTGGGAAAGGAACTGATTCTCTTTCTACTGCAGTAAAGGGTGGAAATGCTTCCTATGTTGAAAGTAGAAATCCAGCATTTAAAACATTTTCTTTCAGAATCGGTGGTGGTGGAACTGGGCCATATGATTTGGATGTTCGAACAAATACTATTTACAGTGGAGCAATGGGATATCCATTGGCTGGGTGGGGTGGATCGCTCTCTGCGATGGGATCATTTGTAGCAGAAATCCCCACTTATATTTCTGGTGCTGGTGGTGGTGGTGGAACCAGAACTACAACAGATGGTGGTCACGGTGGTATTTTAGAAGGTACTTCTGGACAATCAAATTTGGTTACTTCATCTTCTGGTGGATATCCGGGTGTAGGTCCAGTCGGGGGAGTATCTGGATTGGTGGGTGCTGGAACTCCTTTGACAAATCCAGAAAATGGTTCTCTTCTAAAAGGTGGTCGTGGAGAAATAGCCATCAATACCTCTCCAATAACACCAACAGCAAGAGCTGGTGGTGGTGGTGGTGCTGGATACGGTGGTGGAGGTGGTGGATACTCTGGTGGGGGCGGTGGAGGGGGATCAAGCAAGTATACCGGAAACAATTCAAATTACATATTTGACGGAACGACTCTTGGCCCAGGAAGCAGATGCAACCCATATTTTGAAAGGGATTATGACGCTGGTCTTGGTGCCCAAAGAACAGGAAGATTTATACAAGATTGTGAAGTATGGGAAAGTTGTACAACAGGAAATACATTTTCAACATCTGCAGATGGTGCTGATGGAGAGGGTGCATTATATTACCGAACAAAATGGTGTACTTGCACAGAAACCGAAAGTGAAGGACAACTAGTACCATATCCAAATTACATTTGTCTAACCAAAGAACAATACGATGCAATCATAGCAGGAATGCCAACATCAACTCCTCCACCCGATGCTGGTGGCGATGTACTTTTGAGTTTTGTTTTGAACGGTGAGCGATATTTACTTCTGTACATGTGTACAACTGGATGTGAATCATCATATTTGTTTGATGGAACACCAACTGACGTGAAATGGTATGTCCAAAACTTGAGCCATGTTTGGTTGGCAGATTTCCCAGAGTGGACATTGAATGAAGTGACTAGTTGTTGTGATTGCTATGAGTGCTTACCTATATGCACAGCGGCATCCGCTGCAAATAATTGCACTTGCAATACATCTTGCGTCTGCCCACCAAGTACACCATTTCCTGTAATATCGTGTGCTCCGCAAAATGGTCTTGCTCAATATTGGGTATTTGACAATGATCCAGTAAATGGAACAAACTGGTATTACAAATGCAAAGCAAAAAACTGTTGGTCTGATTTTTATTTGGATCCGGGTGCAGATCCATTCGATTACAGGATCATGAATCCAAATACAGTATATGAACCAGATGAAAATCCATGCCCATCTGTTTCTATACCATGCGATCCAAGTTGCTCACATTTCTTGTTAGAATGTTATCCGTTCAAAGATCAATTTGGAACAAATAAAAGTCAACCTGTTCAAGTTTCTTCTGGTGCAAAACTATGTTTTGTAGATCCCGCAAAAGGATCTGATTGTGGATATCAATGTGAACCAGGAACGTTGGAGAGAAAAAAATGTCAGTCTTTTACATATGATTACAATCAACCAATTACAAAATGTGATGAACAAAGATTTGATTGTTTTGAAAGTTCTCCCTACAACTGTTTGTATGTGACAAAAGAACCCGAATTCATTCGCTATCATTATGAAGATGGAGAATTTTATGGATGCTTTGAATGTTCAAAGGCTGATGAAGAGTTGTGTTGTGGTGGCGTACAGTCTGATTGTCCATGTGGTGTAGATCAGTATAGCAATCCAAACACAGGTTCGTGGGAAGTCAGTACATGCTATAAAGTGTCCATACCAAAAATTGCTCAAGACACTGGAATGGAACCAGTAGAGGTAAAAGAATATTATGATGAAGAAGTTCTTGATGTTTTTATTCCTGCCTGCATAGCAAGAAATGCTGGTGTGGACATTTATGACCCAGAGGCAGTTAAAAACTTTATCGTTGGAGTTCCAATAGAATATTTTGGTGATTTGGAGGATCCATGTGTTACAGTAAATGATCTTGGATTCATTCAAATGAGTAAAGTGCTGATAAACAGGGCACCACCAGGAACTCCTGTAAATTCATTACCAATCCAATATGAAGTTCAATTCCTAAAGATATGCAACATGGAATTGACATTGTTTTCTTGTAACTCTGGTTATATTGCACAGAAAATAAATGCTAGTTTGAATTCTGCAAACATTAGTGCAACAGGATCAAATCCAGAATTTTGGTTCAATTGGAGGGTTTCCTGCGAAGGATGTTTCAGTGGATTTGAAGTTTGCAACAGATATGGAACATCCGGTGCAAACATAGTTCCTCCAGTTACCTTGGGAGACACGATTTGTTTGGACAAAAACAATGTTGCTTACATTCCAACCACAGATAAGATAAGAGTCCCATTCCGTGGAAAGTCTTTAAAATATCATGCCTGTGTTGCTCAAATATACAACTCTTTTGTATATTCTCCACCACAACTAGGAACACAAGATTTGCAAACAGGATCCATGGCTGTTGCTGGCAGATCATTGCTTCCACTATCCCCTGCTCAATATTCAAAGGGATTGAGATACACTATGGTTGCACCATCAGAAGACGGAACGACAAGCATTTTCTGTGAGGGTTTAGAATTTGAAAAAATAGACACCCAAAGATGTGCCACCATAAACACAGCCTTGAGCAAATCTCAATATCTTATAGATTGTTTTGATTATCTAAATCTAGGCAACACAAAATGCAAATGCTATCAAAAAGACTGTGTAGTTCCGTTGGATTGCAATGATCCATATGATCCCACTTTGTGTTATGGTTATGGATACGTAGTGGATTGTGTTTCAGAAGCAAAACAAATAATAGTGAATTAATCATGAACAAGAAATTATTGCCTATATTGGTTGAATGCACGATTTCAGGAAACAAGATCAATACTTTTAATTGTAAAAATTGGTCTTTCGATGACCAATCGTGCACAGTCTCATGTAAAATAAATGAAACAGAAAATCCAGATTTTTTGTTTTGTTCAAAATGTGAAAAAAGAAACCCCTATTCCACGGAAGAGGTGCCAGAACTAAGAACAGAAAATTTAATCAAACGTTCTGATGAAAAATCCTTTGTAGAAAAAGCGAAATCATATGTCAGAGCAGAAGCGTCACAGGCATTTTCTGGAAAAGTCACCGATGAAGTATATGAAAAAAGAAAAGAAATATGCATGAGATGTGAATACAGGGTGAACAATATCAAACACCTAACTGATGATATTGGATGGTGCAAAGGTGGTTGTGGTTGTGCGGTTGGAAATCCAAGATCTGCTCTTTCACAAAAACTTTACATGCCAAGTCTGTTGTGTCCAAAAGGAAAATTTGGAATTGAGACAGGAAAAGGATTTAATGTGAAAGACGCTACAGATTCTGTAAAGGGTGTAATGACTTCCGTGAAGAATATATTTGAGAAAGATAAATAACTTTATGAGCTGCATACAAAAAATATTGAACTTTCAAAATGAACTTAGACTGCATCACTGGGGAACCCAATCATATTCAGCACACAAGGCTTTGGGAAAACTCTATGAAGGTCTTGATCCCCTGTTCGACAGTTTTGTAGAAACCTATATTGGAGTAAAGGGACGACAAGAGTTGAAAGACATAACTTCTATTCAATTGAATGGAAGTTTTAAAATAAACATCAATACGGTAATGGATTCATTTGAAGATTACTTACAAAAGGAAGTTGAAAAAGAAGTTGGATCTGATCAAACAGCATTGTTAAATATTAGAGATGAGATGCTGGCACTGGTTCAACAGACCAAGTATCTCCTCACTCTGTCGTAAGGAGACAATCATGAAAATTCCTGAGCTGGTGTACGAAGTCCGTCTCTTGGCTCGCAAAGAAGAAGATCCTTTAAAGAAGGATCTTTTTTATCAATGCGCCAAGTCACTTGAGATTCTAGGGAATGTTGCCAAGATCGCAGATCTTGCTGTTGCTGAACACAACAGCGCAGAAAAGCCACACACAGATAAAGATGGCAATGAAAAGTATTATGTGGATTCTCAAACTCTGAACATGCTAAATGAGCATATTGATGCTTTGATATATTATGGGTTTATGGACAAAGAAGATAGATGGCCCTATTCTAATGAGGGTTTAAAACTTTTTGTCTCCAGATACTTTAAATCTCAAATGGTAAATGATTCCAAGACAGAATAAACCTTGGGCGGAATGCTTTTGTGGCTGAGAACTGCCATTGACGATGGCATGATTTTCAACACAACGGAACTTCTGTAAGGGCTCTTCTTGTACGCATAGAACTTCCGAGTCTTTTCCATCAGGAAATGACTGTAGATGTAGCAATGTGCTCTTTTGGTGTAAAGTTTTGTGTTAATTTGCAAGTTGAACTTTTTGATCATCTTGACAGCTCTTTTTTCACAATCACGTTCCATGGCCCGAATTATGAAAAAAGATCTGCGAAGTTTGTCTTCTGGAAAATCTTTGCCAGCAAACCATTCATCTACCATCAAAATAGCCTTGTCGGATTTCTTGTAGATTTTTGAATCGTTTATGTATTGCAAAAAATGGCAATATTCGTGCACTAAAGTTTCTAAAAAATTTGCACTATGACGTGCAATTTTTATCATTCTTTCTTGGTCATTGAAAAATCCTTCGCATCTATACCCCCCACAATTGAGTAATTTTCCACGTCCTATAACAAGACGCATGCCGTATTGTGCCAGATGATCTTTCACATGCCTGACAAACTGATGGTCCAGAATCCTCATGGGTGGCTCCTCAGTCCAAAGTATTTATCATATTACTTGACAGTCAAGAAACAGGTGCTATATTAGATCAACTTCTTAAGAAAGGAAAAGATATGGAAATTACTACAGTTGATCGTCCGACAAAGATTCAGAGAGTGTTTGATTTTATGCGTTCTGGTACTGCTCTCACCGCTGGTGAGGCTCGCAAGCGTTTCCGCGTTCAGAACATGCGTGCAACCATGCACGACCTTCGTGAGGCTTTTGATCGCTTCGGCATGAACTACACGGTAGTTCGTGACCTCCGGAACGGACGATCTTATTATCGACTTGTGAGAAACCGAGTTCGTTAAGGTTTAATTGTTAGTTAGTCGGTGTTTGCTCTGATCCCCATTCAAGAAATTGAATGGGGATTTTTAATTTATAGTTAGTTCTACAGTAAATTTAACATTTCCATTAAGTACCATGTAAAGCAATTTTGGATTGCTACTTGTTTTTGGATAAATTAAAGAAGCTTGATCAAAACCAGGAACTCCAATTAAATAATAAGTTCCCGTGTATTCCATTGATTTAGTGGAATCGATAAACAGTTGAACATCAAATCCCTTTAATGAAGGATGACTTAGGTCAATTTTTATCCCATTTTCAACGGTAAACGAAAGTGTATTGACAGGAATTAGATCTGCAGTACCATTTGGATTGCCGTATAAAACGTATTCGTAATTTACAATTAAATCGTTTGTGGCATTAAATGAAGGTATTTGGGTCTCTTGAATTTGTAAAAATACGGAAGCATCAAACAATACTGACTTATCTGCGGTTGCAGCATTGAAGGCATTGTCTGTCAAACGAGAGCAATTCAAACATGGAATCCAATACGCAGAGTGTGTTGCCCCTTCGTTTTGGGATCTCAAAAATGCCTGCAATTGATTTTGATTCTCAAAGCAATTTACTTGGTTTCCATTCGTATCAATGATTACGTAGCAACCAAGAAATTTTCTTGATTTAGATAAAATTTCAGGATTTGCATTGCCACGAATGTATTGAGTCAGCGTGCTGTTTGATCTCATTACATTTTCATTTTGTATGGTGGAATCAAGATAAAGAATTTCCCTGTTGTCTTTCAAGACAGTTACAGAATTTATCTTTATTTTTCCAGAATTGATAGTAGAGCCACTTAGTTCAACATATTCCTCTTTTCCATACGCAGATCCAAGGAATCCAGCATTGAGAAATGATTTTGCTGGGTTGTTTGTTATATTGTTTATGATATAATTTGTTGCTGTTGTTGCTCCACGATATCCCGTGGTAATTTGTGGAAGGTCTGTAAAGTTTTCTCTGTTGTAAAATCTGTAGTTGTTCGTGTAAGTAAAACCAGAAACAATACCACCTATTATTAGTTTACTTTCGTTTGTCAGCGCTTCAAAAGAAAAAATTCCAGAAGGATCGACTATGTAATCCTGCGCAGCATCATAGTACATTGCATCTTCAAAGGAAAAGGTCACTCCAACTGCAGTATTTGAAAAATATTTTTTCAAAAATGTCAAATCACTGATGTTGTATGTTTGAGAATAATCAATAAAACAACTAGATCCTACTATAGACACATTTGGTTTCGACTTTAAATACCCCTGCGTAAAAACTGGATCGTAGGTCGATCCGTAAAGATTCAACCCATAATTTTGTATCGTTTTAGTCGCATTGAGAACGTAATGAAAGGGCATGTCATGAAGCCATGTATGTTATTACTTGTGTTCCGGTATTTGATATTGCGTAAACCGTGTTAGTGTTTTGAATGTCGAGGAAAATGTTTTCACCAGGATCAAGGGCATACCCAAAAGATGATCCAATCAAACCAGAAGTGTTTCCAAGATAGATGAAATCAGTATTTGTCGAAAGAGCGCGAATATTGATACCAGACAAACATGTAAACCCAGATGCATCCATTTGTCCCACCGACACAGACGTAGCTGAAAGTCTTCCGGTTTTGAACGAAGTTGGTCTTCCAACACCAAGAGCCTGAAGATCAGTTCTCATCCCAACAACTTGGCCATATATGTTAGTCATACCTGACAAAATTGCCGTATCATTGATGGCCAAAGTATTACCACTTGTTCTTATGGAAATTGCTGTTGCACCGGATACTCCAAACACAGCCATGCTGGAGCCTATTGTTGCTTCAAACGTTGCCCCGGTTATAGAAACCTTTATTGCATCCCCATTGGTTCCTATACCCCATCCTGTTGCCCCTACGAGACGCACAGGAAGGAATGTAGCTCCACTTGGTCCATAGACCGATATTGAATCTGCTGTTGTGTAAAGCCTTCCTCCGGTCACTTCTATTTGAGATCCTGTGAAAGTTTTTACAAATACTGGTGAACTTGTGATGCCTGTTGCGATTATTGTTCCACTAACAGGCATAGGATATCCACCAGCGGTTCCCTGTGCGGTCATCAAATTTGAAACAGTTGCCGTTAGGCCACCAGAGAAAGAAACTGGTAGAGGATTTGAATTTGTTACAATGCTTGCAGTTCCACAAATTCCATAAGCCAACTTAAATATTTGGAAGTGTGCTGTTGTTCCAGCAAACTGAACGACATCAGTCGCCACTGCTGCGGTTAAGCCGGAAGTTTCAATAACAATGTTGTCGTCGTTATCAGATGCCATTATTTGTTCCTATAAATAGTTCTAGGAATATTTAGAAGGTGAAAATGTTGCTTTTTATAGAGAGTGAGATATAGTTAGACATGTATATTGATGAATCAACAAAAGAAAAGTTTTCCACAAGAGTATTGGAAAGAGTCAAATCCACCAATCTTTCATTCATGGATTGTGTTTTGGAATTAAGTGAAGAAATGGGATTGGATCCAACTGCTGCTGGAAAACTTCTCACCAAACCACTTATTGAAAAAATTGAGATGGAAGCAAAGCATCTTAATTTAATAAAAAACAACAAAAACAGAAAACTTCCTATTGACTAACTCCGTTAGTCAAGTATATTGAATCAACAAGAAAGGCCAAGGTAGACCCTTGGGATACATTATGGGTAATTTTTCAGATTTTAAAAAGAAGAGTAAGAATTCAATCGCATCACTTTCGGAGAAGCTTGAGAAGTTGAGCTCCAAGGAGGGCTACAAGGATGAGCGTATCTGGAAGCCTGGAATCGACAAGGCTGGCAATGGCTATGCCGTAGTTCGATTCCTTCCAGAGATTCAGGGAGAGGATACGCCATTCGTGGCCGTATACAGCCATACGTTTAAGGGAAAGGGTGGTTGGCTCTACGAGAACTGCCCAACCACGATTGGCGAGAAGTGCCCAATCTGTGCAGCCAATACTGAACTGTGGAACAGTGGAGTTGAGGACGACAAGAACATTGCTCGTCAGCGTAAGCGTAAGTTGACTTACATCTCCAACATTTTGGTTA